TTTATAATCGCTATACCATTCATAAGCATTAGTTTCAGGTCTGCTATATACTTTTATAGGCTTATAAGAGGTATTAGTTCTAGAATAAACTTCATCGAAGTCTAATCCTAACTTACTACATAACACTTCACCATCCTTTAAAATATCGAGTTTCATACCTTCAATATAAGGTGTAAAATACCCTACTCTTTCAGCATCCCAATTTCCAATTCTGAAAGCTGCATCATCTGCATCTCTAAACTCTTGTCTGCAATCTGGATAAACGCTGAAATCACCTGCATGAATACCCAAAGCGATATCACAAGTTTCACCTGTTTTATTTGCTATAGATAAAGCAACTGCTTGAGTAATAGAAGCAAACATTTTATTTCTATTGGGTACAACTGTTTCTTTCATATTATCTTGCTCATAATGTCCTTCCGGTACATCATCTCCACCTGAAACTAAAGCTGAATCTAGTAAATCTACTAATCCATCTAATTTGATTTGACGATAATTAATTTTAGAATACCTTTCACTAAATCCATTTTCACCGTGATCATGAGGATACACTCTCATAGGATTATCGTTTAGATAATCTACTAATGATTGAGCTCTTTCTAGCTCTACTCTGTGTTTTTGACCATAGTCAAAGCTAATAGCGGTGCAAGTGTCATATTCTGTTAATGCTCTAAGTAGCAAAGTGCTGCTATCCATGCCCCCTGAGAGGCTAATTACGCAATGTTTTTTTGTTTTACTCATTTTGTTTAAATTTATAACTGCCAGGTATTATTAAGCGTATAGGCAAACGCTTTTATTTTACATTTTATATATGATTGAACATACGAAAAAATAGTTGAAAATCCAACTCCCCCTATTAAAAGAGTCCATAAGTTTGGATGATAGTGTTCTCCACAAAGTCCTAATGCATGTCTTATGAATTCTGCCATATTATTCTTCTACAAATTCTGGTTCACTATAATCATCAATTGGTTTATCTCTTACTAAGTCCCAATCTGCATTATCTATGATTTCTTGTTGAAGATCTTCATCACCTGTTTTCCATTGTGCTAATTCTTCTTCTGTTAGCACATATTCTTCCCATCTGTAATTACAATAATTTACATTTCTTGTTAACTTTGCCATAACTATTTAATTTTTAAATTATTAATTCTTCTAAATTTAGTTGTATTATGAACAACATTTAAATAATCAATTTTTGAAAAATCTATATCAAAATAATCATTCATATTTGCTTTTGGTTTTGTATTTAAACCATTACCATTATACCAAGTACCTTCTAAAGCAGCCATTACTGGGTTAGAAGTATCAATTGATTCTATTCTTGGATTATTATCATACCAACCAAATTCTTGTGGGATTGAACAACCTAATAAATGGAATTTAATATCCTTTAATTGGTCTAATTTAAATAAACCTTGTACAAATCGTACTCTACCTAATGCTTTTCCCATATCTGAGTTAGTATGTGGAAAGAAATCATTATACCAAGTAGCACCATAAGATACACATAATTTATCATATCCTAAATTAGCTAATAAATTAGCACACAAATAGGCTTGGTTTTTATTTTCACCTTGAATTACAGCTGTGAGTTTAGTTTTTTTAGGATATTTAAATTGTTTCCAATATTTAGCTTGAGCTGCTGTTTCAGCACATTTCATCCAAACATCCGGGACTATAAATTCATCTGGTTCTATTACACTAACCCAATAACGTAATCTTTCATGGTTATATGCTTCTCCTAATTCATGAAGTGAGTTATCCATAATAATGTAACGACCATCTGCTTTTGCATCCATAAAATATTGTAGATATTCTTCATCTTGATCAAACAAGTGAGGAAGTGCATAGTCATAATCATTGTATTCAGGTGAGGATGTTAAAAGACATCTAGGTACTTCATGTGATATCATCATAATTTATAACTTTTTATATTTCCAAATATACGAAGAAGATGTTGCTTCTCCACCTTTTCTTAAAGCGTTGGTTATAGCTGTTGGATTCCCATTTACTGAGATAGCAGCTTGTTCTATGCTGGGGTGTTCGGCAATAAGGGTATTGTCTTTATCATATTGTAATATAGCTTTGGCATTTTTAGGATTTGGTAATCCTTTTTTACCTTTACTTATATTTAACCTATGTTCTTCACTTAGTTTTTTACCTTTTCTATGTGATGGGATTCCTTTTTTAGCCATACTCATATTTAATCTATGTTCTTCACTTAGTTTTTTACCTTTTCTATGGGAAATAGCACGTTTACCTTTATTTTTTTTACCTGCTATCCCCATTTTTAATCGGGTGTTTAAAGTGTGTTTTTTTACTCCGTTACCTCCCTTATTACCATTTAATCCCTTGTAGTACGAGTCATATTTTTTAATATAATATTTTTCTTTTAATATTAAATCCTCAGTATACTCCAGTATTTCAAATATATGAGAATCCCAACCATGTTTTCTCCAGGATTCCAGTATCAAGGGTTGGGTTCTAATATTACCTCGTTCATAATCTTTGATTCTTCGTTCTAAATCACTTGTACACCCAATATAAATTTTACCTTCAGGGTTTGTTATTTTATAAATTCCACTTTGCATAATGTTGTTTTATTATACGTATGTGGGAGACAATAAAAAATGTGGGAGACAGTAACTCATTTATATAAACTTTTTGATGGTCGTCCTCTACGCTTTAATGGATAAGGTATAGGAATAACTTTATATTTTTCTTCTATAATATAATAAAGATCAATTATTTCTCCACTACATTTTAACATTTCTTCTAAAACCTGTTTTCTATTACATTTAAAATATTTAGTAAATTCAATAATAAGAGAATCTAATCTTTCCTTTTCATCTTTTTCAAAATCTTCTATTAGACGTTTTCTACGAGCTAACATTAAAGCTGATTTTTCTAAATATTTTTGATAATCACCATCACATTCTTTTAATGTATCATTTAATTGATATTCACACCAATATATTTGCGCTTTATAACATGAAAAATCAAAATCACCATTAAGTATACGATCACGAAGAGGCTGTCGTTTATCTAATATTTTGTTCTTAGGAGCATATAATCTCCACCATCTAAATTGGTTGTAATTTAGTTTTTGGTACTTAGATAATTGTTTTTCGACTTGTTCCCTTGATAAAGGAGGATTATACATAACTCTTATTTTACCTAAATATACGAAACCTATTTTACTCTATCAAATAATCTGCCCATTTTGTTCCTTTAGTATCTATATTTGGAAATTTAAATATATATTTTTTACCCCCAAATTCTAATGTTTTAATAAAATCTGTTGGCACCACAGCACCTGAATCTAAAAATATTGGCATACCCATTCCCACTTCGAATATAACATCTATTCTTACTTTTACTTCATAAAAATTAGCTAAATTTCGTTCAAATTCTTCTAATTCTTTCCAAACACCTCTATTTAAACCTTGGTGTTGTAAAGCACAGTTTAAATAAGAAAATGTTTTTTTAAGTGTTTCTTTATCACAATTAAAAGAAGCAGCGGGAGCTAAATGGCCTTTATCCCAAATATTATTTTTGTAATCATCATTATCTGAGGTATGAATTTCATCATCTTTATAAAAATCCATTCCTTGTCTAGAAGCATCTCCTTTAGGGCATTGTACTGTATATTCTACCCATAAAGGTTGTTCTTTTTTTTGATCGTATTCTACTATAAAAATATCTGTTTTTATTACTTGACTTTGTAGTAAAAGAGGTAATAGTATTAATAAACTAATAAGTTTTTGTTTCATCATTATCTAGTGCTTGTTTTAATTTATCTATTTGAGATTGTATTTTATTTTTTCTAAAAGCAGATAAGCCGGGGTGCATTTGGGATTTTAAATTTTTAAGTTGGGATCTAGCTGTTAAGATTTCATTTTTATCTACAACCCCATCTTGGTTTAAATCTAGAATATTTTTATTACTTTTTTCTATTTTATCTAATTGCTCAAAAAATTCTTCCTTAGATTTTACTTCTTCAGCATCTTTAACTTCTATATCTTTAAGATTAATAAAGGGAGTAACTTCTACTTTAGTTGGTTTATCACTATTTGTAGTAAATTCCCATTCGGGTTCATCTTCTAAACCATCATTTAAAGTTGTATCCCAAACCGAAGTAATATTTTCTTCTACTTCTTCTCCGTATAAATTTTGCCTATACTTTTTTTTTGGATATGCTTTTTCAAATGCAAAATTTGCTGCAACAACGAGTGAAATGGCTAAAGGATCAAATACAAATATAATCACCAATAACAGGATGTTGATGATTTTATCCATTGATACTCCAGTTAAACCCGATAGATACTGTAATGGACCTAATTCCCCAGCTACTTCTGTGTTGTTATCTAATTCTAATACTTGTAATTGAAATTTACGTAAACTATCTGCTGCTATTTCACGTTGGGATTGTACATTTTTCCTATTTTCTTCTTCAACTTTAATCCTAGCTTGTGCAGCCCTAAGTTCGGAAGTTGATATTGTGGTTCTAACGCCTCCAACCACCGAGGTGTCTCGTACTTGGATTTGTTGAGACCTAGCATTGGAAAGAGTACTAATATTGTTAGATATTCTTTTAAGTTCACCATCATATCTTGTAACGTCCGCACCATAAAAATCTATTTTTTGTTGTATAAATTTTTTCTCATTTTCTACAGCCGATAGTTTAGAATAAGTTTCTTGATAAGCTGCAGATAAAAACCCATAAATGCCCATACTAGTAATTAATACTAATATTGTAGCTGCAATAGTTAAATATGTTCTAAGTAGTTTATTTAAATCAGTCCAGTACTGATATAAAAGGGATGCTATAACTAATTTAGCTACTTCTAAAGAACCAGCCATAATTATTACCTCAAAAGATGCACCAGCAAAAAGTTTGCTAAGGCCACTAACAGAATAGAAAGCGGCCGAAGCAGACACCGACAGGGCGGAAAATGCTATAATAAAAGGAAATATACCTTGTTTTAATTTTTTAAGCATGGTAATAAATATAGTAAAAAAATAGGGCTAAGACAACCTATTTTCTTATACCCTTATGCTTATCAATACGGTCTAAAATTTGATTTACAATATCTGTTTTAATAAAACCAGACATTGATGCATTTTTTAGGGCACTTATTAATTGAAATACTACTAGAGGCATAGTTACAGTTTCACTTAACCAACCTGCTCCAGGAATACTTTTTTCTATAACTAAAATTAATGTTAATATAATAATCCAAAAAACTAATGTTTTTAAGATTTTAAGGGCTTTATAAGTTTTAAAGCCCTCTCTTTTTGTTCCCGCTATTATCCCGAAAAATCCATCAGCAAAAATTAACATAGCAACAGCTAAATATTGTTCTGCGTTTTGCATTGTAAGTTCCATAAAATAGGAACATATAAAAGCTATTGACATACTTGAAGTTAAAATTGCTAATTTGATAGTTTTCATCTTATACTAAATCTTTTGATTCAATTAAGGTATAGGTAAATGAATTACCATATAAATTTTTAGCTTTATAAGCTAATTCCATTAATTGATTAAAATCTGATTCTTTTGAAAATACTTGACAACCAGCTGACCATTTGTCTATTTGGGTAGAACCTTCTACTCTTGAACCTGCTTTATGGATATTAATCCCAAAAATACCCTCTTTGATGTTTTCTTCAATCATATCATATTTACCATCTTTGTTATTGTCTCTATAAACTTTAACTGGTTTTTTCTGGCATAAAGCTTCATATTTACCTTGATGTTTTCTAATTTCATGAGATCCTCTATATTGATTAGGAACTAAAATAGCTACACCATCTTTATTAAGTAGATTTTTTTCCCAATGTGAACCTGGATCTGTTGTAGCATCAAATTCATGATATTTCATTTCACCATTTACTGAGTAAGAAACAGTTAATTTATCATCAAATTTATTTGTTACAACACCATGGGTGTCTGAATTTCGTACTCCAACTATATTTAGGTTGTAGTCACCGCCTTCAAACCATTTATATCCTTTAGATTCTACAGCTTTTTGAATTTGTTCTCTTGTATATGACATTATTCGTTATCTTTTTTTCCAAATATTTTACCTGCTTCGGCAATACCAAATGATCCTAAAGTAATAATAACAAATGAATTATAAATAAATTCATTAATTACTAAATCTTTTCCAAATATTCCTGAGCCTATATCAGCAAAGGCAAATATTGCCATAATTGCGAATGACATAAAACCTACTACGGTTTTTTCATTCATATCATTTTGATCTTTAAAAATGTCTTTGAAAGCCATCCATTTACGTTTTAAATAATTAAACATAAAATAACTAATTTAGGTGAAACAATATTTGTTATACATATTAAAACTGAAATTTAGATCCAATAGTTGCTGACCAAGTTAATGGAATTCCTGGAAGGGTCGTTCCTATTATATTACCTCCTATATTAAATCTAAACCTTTGAGTAAGCCCCACATCAAAATTTGAGCCTACTATATAAGTTATATGTTCGTTCCATACTAAATCTCCTTTTAATGTTTTTTCTTTAGTATTAAAAGTGTAAGAGACTGGATTGAATGCCAGAGCGAGCATTGGAGAAATAGTAACTCTTTTAGTTGGAAATGGTTTTGTACCAAATAATACACCAGAGGGCATTATCATTACAGTATCATCTACATTTATTATAGTGCCAGAGAGAGCATACCCACCTACGAATCCTTTCCAGAAGTTTTCTTTTTGACCTAAGTATACGTTTGACAAACCAAACGATGCTACTTTAGTACCGTATATGTACATAAAGTTAGCACTAACAGATTGTATCATCATTATACTTCCTCTACCGTAAGTAGAACCAAAATACAAATCATTTTTACCTGTTTTTGGGTTTCTTAAAAATAATTTTTCTTCTCTGTCATAATTAAAATATACATCTGATTTAGATAAACCTAAACTAAATTGCTTTAGGTTATCCCAAATCATAGCATTAGCAGAGTAAGTGGTAGTACCTGTAAGTGAAGATTGTGAAAATCCAAAACTAGCTGCTTGGGTTAATCTTCCATCTAGACCAGATTGGGTCATTATATTAGCAGCTACTGCTATAGGATTACGTTTTTTCTTTTCTTCTTTCTTCTCCTCTTTTTCTTCTTCTTCAGAACTTTCTTCTTCAGAACTTTCTTCCTCTGACTCTTCTGAAGATTCTTCTTCTACTTCTTCAGATTCAGATTTTTCACTTTCACTATCTTCTGAGCTTTCTGATTCAGTGCTACTTTCTTCTTCGGTGGATTCTTCACTATTTGTATCTGAAGTGTCTTCCTTTGAATCATTAGAAGTATCTCCTTCACTTTTGCCTCCGCTGCTAGTATTTTCGCTTTCACCTCCCGAATCTCCTCCTGATCCGCTTGACGAACTATTAGATTGGTCATCTCCACCCCCAGTGGAATCATTACCAGACGAAGAGCTATTAGATGAATCCGAAGACCCAGACGATGAGTTTGAAGAAGAAGAATTTGAATTTGTTGAACCATTTCCTGTATTTGTGTTACCATTAGACGTATTGGTAGATCCTGTTGAAGTCGAACCTGTGTTAGTAGATGCTGTCCCTGTTGTTGAACTTGTTGTTCCTCCTGCAGTACTAGCGGCATTAGTAGCAGCGTTTGTAGCACTAGAAGTAGCATTAGTAGTTGTCTGCTGTGTGGTTTGGTTTGTTGCTGTTGCTGTAGAGCATGGGCTTAAATTTTCCCACCAAAGGTATGTTTCATTAAGCCATGCTTCTAAAGTTCCATTCGTATATTCATCCCAAGTGAATGTTTTTACCCTATTATAAAATGCTACTACAGCTGAACCATTTACAAAGTTAGCTGTTACTATTGTGGTTTCACCAGTACATCTGTCTACAAAAGTTTGAGATATAGTTTGGGTCTGTCCTATAGATTTAAAACAGACAAATAAAAATAATATGTAGAGTAGTTTTCGCACATTAATGATCAAATATACGTTTGCGTATCATCCTCTTTACTACTTTAGCTACTGCTGTTTCTAAAGCTTTCTTGGTTGACGTACCAATTGAAGACTGGTTAAATTTAATTTCTTCTAAATTTTGATCATTTAATAGAGTCATTTCTCTTGTTGTTGTAGCTTTACCTAAACCTGAACCTGTCATATACAGGCCTGTTTCAGCATCGACCATCTTAACTTGAAGACCTAACCTAGTAACTAAGTTACTTTTAACTCCATCTTTTAAGCTAATATTTTCATCTTCCGAAATAGAAAAGTCATATACTTCTATATAACAAAAGTATTTAGCAAGCATAATCTTACCTTTAATGTTAATTTGGTTTGCAGTAAATCCTTTCTGGGAAGCTTTGTATTGAGAAACCATTCTATTTTTAATTTCGTCTTTAGTTTCAACGAATTCAAATCTAAATGTTTCATCTAAGAATGCTACTGTTATATTGGTAAGACCTAACCCTACACGGTAATCTCCTAGTTCCGGGTATTGTGATAGTACTTCATCACTAACTCCAATATTAAGGAGGGCGACAGTAACTGGGTCTCCGTTATATTCTGGAACAGACCAGATAGATTCTCTTGATTCAAATCCAGCTGTATAATCCTCAGTAGTTGTTTTGCCTAGTACTTGACCAAATGCTACATTTAGCCCAAGTAAAAATACGATAAAATATTTCATATTAGATATAATCGAATACCCCAAAAGTAAGATTATTAAATTGGGTTGGATTAGTTAATAATTCAAAAGCTAATTTTACTATTCCTAATGTAGCTAGTACAAAAAGGAATGTTATCCATGCCTTGAAAATAACTTCGATTGTTTTACTAATAAGATTATCTTGTTCTAATTTATAAAAACTAAGAATACTAAGAATTACTTGGCTTAGCCAAAATTTCTTTGTATGTTGTAATAAATAATTCATGGTTGTCATTTTAATTGTTATACTCTTCACTTTATATTAAAATCAACTGGAATTGAGAAGACCTGGTTGCCGCCGGGTCTTCCGTTTTTACCAATCGAATTCTTCTTTTCTTTTTTCTGTTTCGGTTTTTTTAGGTTGAACTTTTTTAACTATTACTTTAGGTTGAGCTTTTTGAAGTATTACTAAAGTATCTTTAGTAGATTCTTTTGGTTGTTCTGCTACTACTTCTATTGCTTCAGGTGTTTCAAGACCTAATGCAGTTTTAATTTCATTTAAAAAAACTGTACCTGCTGTTGTTAAAGCTACACCTAATGCAGCTATGATTTGATTTTTAATTTGTTGGAAAAATCCTCCTTGTTGTTCTTCTGACATAATTTATAATTTAGAGAATACTGTTACTCCTATTAATTGATTGCTTTCATTGGTAAGCTCTAATCTATAAGAACTTACTTCTAAAGTATTAACATATACTTTTAAAATATTGTCTCCTTCTTTACCCTGTATCTTTTCTTGTGAAATCAACTCACTATTCAAACCGTGTTTAATTTTTATTCTATAAATACCGTCTGATGGAAGTTTTACATTCATTGCTACTTCACTTGATACATTTAGGTTTTCTAATTTAAGTCCTTGTAATTCATCGATTACTAGAGATTGAGGAACTTCTTGATCAGGTTGTAGTACTATAATTTCTTCGTCTTTAGCACAGCTAACTGATAATATTAATAAGAATATGGTTATAATTTTTTTCATTTTATTGTATATTAAATTTTACTTTTGTACCATCAGCTTTAACTCCTTCAGTTAATTTAAAAGTAATTAACCCTGAAGTATTTTGTATTGCTTGGTTAGGAGTGAAGATAAGTTTATAAGCATTGCCTATTTTTATACTTACATCTCCATCCTGATCTAAAGAACCAATATTTACTTTTGCTAAATTTTCTTTATGATTAGCAAAGTTTGTCATTTCATTTCCAGTATCAAAAATTACATTGTCTAAAGTTAAGATGGTTTCATCATACTTAATATTAAATTGAGTTCCTATTACTCCTTCTTCTTGTAAGTTTATTGTAAAATGTACTTTACCATCTATAAGTTCAGATACTATATCTAAATTTGATTGTATAGGATCTTTTAGAGCATTGGTAGTTAATCTGGACATTGCTTGAGCTTGGGCCTGATTCCCAGTAGTTGCTCCTGTTGCTGTTGGAGTATATGAATGTGAAAAATCAGGATCACCTTTAAAAGCGTGTGCAAAATTATAATTTACAGTCCCTTCTACAATTGTGAATGTATGTTTTAGACCAAAATAATATTCATTAGAAGAAACTCCAAATGTAGCAACATCACGACTTAAATTAAAAGCACCGTTGGCTATTGAAGTAAACCAAGTGCTACCGGGATCTACACCATTAACATGGGCTAAAGCTACGTATGAATCTTGAAAATCAACATTACCTGAATTAGTTACTTCTCCTAATTCATATTGTATTTGGTATTCAAAAGAACCTCCTTGACCACCAGGAGTATTTCCTGCTGATATAGCTTCTTGAAATATAATATATGCATCTGTTACGGTTAATACTTCATCCAACCATTCTGGTGTTTGGTTTATATGAGTATGTACCCAATAAGTTTCACCAATAATTAATCCACTTATCTCTGCTTCTCCATTAGCATCAAAATTCCCACTTTTAATTGGTAGTTCATTTGCATCTGGGTATCCTCCTTCAGTTAATTGATTTGAACTGTAAAGAGAATAACCAAAGTCTGTGGCATGATTTGCTTTTGCAGGAGTATTTAGTACTATTTTAATATTACCTGCTCCAACTCCTGTTACTGTGGATAAAGATATTGTTTGAGTCCCTGCCTGTATGTCGTATAATCCAGAAGCATCTCCTATATCTTCTAGTTTAGCAAAGTTAATTTTAGTTACATTATCATAATTTGAATAATTTGTTCCTTGTCTGTCTCTAACTCTAAATCTTATATAAGTTAAAGGAGTTGAAGAAGGAAGAGTATTAGAAGCTTGAATTGTTAATCTACCTACAGACCAATCTGCAGATGAAGGATAGGAGTTAGTCCCTGCTTGGCTTGCTCCAGATGCCCACCAACTATATTGCCCATCTAGATCATTATCGTTTATAGCGTCATTATCGTCAAATGAATAACCAGTCCAATTATTCCAACTTGTTTGTGTATTGGCAGGAAAAGATAAAGATGGATCGAAAGTATTATCGACTAATTCTAATAATTTATTATTCCATTGTAAATCAATATGGATAAGATCTGGTGTGATATTATTATTGTCAATCCATTCAACTTTAACAGTAATAATATCTCCTACAGCAAATGCATTTGTATCGTTATCGATATAGCTATGGCTAACATACCCATCTTGAGCTATTAAAGTAAGCGGTAAGAGTAATAAAAATAGTAATTTTTTCATTATAATTTTAATTTATCTATAAGTTGTTCACAAACTTTTTTAAGTGCAGAGGATACACCAGCTTGAGAAAATTTTCCCCCATCATCTATAATTAAAGTAGATGTTGAAATAGACTTAGAAGTCCCTTTTGCAGTAACTTCTTTTACTACTTTTCCATCTACTATTAACCTTGCACCTGCAATAATTTGAGTGATATCAACTTTACGTCCATATGCTGCCAATTGCATGCTGTTTTTCTTTACGTCAAAGTATAGTAGTTCGACTTTAATACTTTTTGATGCATTTTCATCTAAGTAATAGTCTTTATCTTGAATTACTTCTTCTAGTATATTCTTTACACCAAAAGCTAGGTTACGGTTACCTGCAAAAGGCCCCATAACTATGTTATTGGTAACTTCTTGTATGTGTATAGTTTCTTGACTATACGCATTAATGCCTATCATTAAGGCAAAAATGAAATATATTAATCTCATATTTAACTTTTTAGTTAAAAAAACGGTTGGAAAAACTATTGAATTGAACAGTGTTGCCGCACTATTCGGAGTATAAATATAAAAAAAAGGAGCGCTATTGCACTCCTTTAATAATAATTTTATTATAAATTATTTTTTAATTTTCTCTTCTTTCTTCTTTTGGGTAAAAATCAAACCTATCATGTTCAGTAGGGGTTGATAATAAAATCCCAGGATTTATATTATCTTTTACTGTTTCTTGGTAAATATAAGACATCCAAGTTTGTTCATAGGGGTGGACCCAAGTTGTTTCTAAAAACATTTTTTTATTTCCTTCACGGGATACTATTTGAGGCCAATTACAATAATAGATTTCCCCAGTTGCATAAGCAATCCCATCATACGATTTTATATTTTGGTATTTTAAAAAAGGAGCAGCTTTTACATCATTTGTTTCTTTTGTAGGGTTTTCCGGGAAGTATTTTTGTCTAGTATCTTGAGGGACATTATGCCAAGCCCATTGTAAATCGTTAGACCCAAAAAATTCAGTATAATTTAATTTTAAAAAATCAAAATTTTCTTTATTGGCAATGTCTAAAGATCTTTTATACAAGTTTTTTATTTTTCGAATAAATCCATTTTTACAAGTAATATCGGAACCATTATAAAAAAACATATCATCCTCAAAAAATAGATAGTAATCCAATTCTTCTTGTTTATCAAAATGTTCGGCTATAAATTGTCTTCCGCCACAAATTCCTATATTATCTTGGTGGATTTCTTCAAAACCAAATTCTTCACATAACTTATCATACTCTTCAAAAGTAGATTTATCTATTGAATTGTTTAATAAAAACTTTTTAGGTTTATTTAAATAATCAGGATCATATTGTTTAAAGGATTCAATTAATGTTTTAAATTGATTTGGGGAATTATAAGTAATGACATACAAACCTACATTAGAATAATTTATAGGTTTTAAATTTACTTTTTTAGATTGAGATTTGATTTTAAGTTGATCATTTTTTAAATCTTCAAAAAATTTATTTATTAACCCATTATCTTCAATTTCAGCATAACTTACTAATTCAGGATATTTGTAAACCATAATAGAAAAAATAGATTCTTCAGTACCCATATACCCTTGATTAAGTGTATCAGACATTAGATTATAATATATTCCATTTATATCTGAAATAGATTTTTTAGGACCTCCAAAAAAACCACCTCTTCCTACTAATTTAGTATCTTTTCCAGAAAATTTATTTATATCTGGGTAAGTAAACCCATGTATTTCATTTTCTGCTTTGTAAGGGAAACAAACAAAATTAAATTTGTTAATATGTTCTGGGAGTTTATCTAGTACTTTATCATGAGTAAAATATCCAGGATGAACTGTGTTGGTGATTCCAGCATCGATCCAATATAAATGTTCAGAATCAAATTTATCAAAAATACTAGCATCATTAAGTAAAAATACCTTAGACATAACTAGAGGGTTATACATTTCTAGTTTAGCTTGGGTAGAATTTGGAAGCCATCCTGATTGGTTAAACCAATTAGGATTGTTTCTTATAGATTGTATTTGTTCAAAAAAATGGTTTTTAAACCACTCTTGAGATCTTTCTATAAATTGGGTATTTTTTGGGTCTCTTTTACCCCATACAAATTTTTCTAATTTAGAATCCCCAAAAATTATTAAATTTTCCTCAACTTCAAGTAATTGAGAAAATTTTTCTAAATAATGGTCAAAGGACCTAGACCATCCCTCATTTAGTTGGTCTCTTTTTATATCCCATAAACCTGTAACTAATGTAATTTTACTCATTATTGATTTTTTTCAGATTTTATTTTGGAATTTTACTATTGATTAGCTAGTTTTATGATTTTTTTAAGTAGATTATATTGGTTAAAATATTTTTGTTTTATTTTTAATAAATTAGGTAACATTTCTTTATAAATATCTTTAGCATTACTTTGTATATTTTTAATCTGTTTTAAAGTTTTTTGGGTATCAAAAGGATCTTCTAATAATATATATCCATTTTCAGGGTAATATTCTTTTATATTTGAGCAACCATAATAAATAGGAATAGTATTATATAATATAGGATCATAAAATTTTTCAGATATCCAATTAGGGGAAGATTCATTTTCTATGGCTATGCTAAACATATAATCTTTAACAGTGGATTTTTTATACTCAGAAGTTTTTAAACCCCACCCACCATAATAATCTATAAAAGAAGCATTAGATATAAGATATTTAGCTAAATTATACCTACATTCATACAAACTAAACTTATTATTAAATTCTAAAGCATTTATATTATTAGTTAATATTGATGAAATGTTTTTTGTTTTTTTAGGTTTAATATTTATTAAACTTTTATAATTCCAATCTTCTAATTTATCAACCCATGGACCCCTACCTCCATAAAAAGTATGGGCTATTGTAGGGATACATGATTCTGTAGGAGTATAGGATTCTTTATCAAATCCAAATACTTTAACATTTTTAAATGAAGAATAATTTTTTTGGTGTTGACCATTCCATAAGGGTTCATGGGGGAACACAAAGATTTTTTTACCATCTGGTACTTCCAGGTCAATGTAGTTCAAAAATACTACAATGTCGTACGAATCATCTGTAACAAAAGTGACGTTAGAAAAATCTACATTATCTGTTGTAAATTGTTGGAGGAGTCTGTTAAGTATGTTTTCTGGTGTGTCCCAGGGTCCGGATACTCTTATTTTAATCATTATCTATATATGTAAATTTGTACCTATCTTCATCATTTACGACTATATCAACATTAGGGTCTGTAATTTTATTGGGTCCTATCTTTGTTATGGGCCATATTATAGTCTTAGCATTTGAAAGCAAGCATGACCAGAAGGAATAAGTACCTTGACTAGCGATTATCGTCTCCATGCTTGTTATTTTTTTAAACAACTCTAGTATATCTAAATCAAGAAGTACAGGATTGTATTTACTAAGTTGATTTATTAAGTCTTTATGCCTATCGTAATGATCAAAACTAATATAAAGTTTTTTTACGTTTAATTTTTCAAGTTGCTGTATGTAGTAACTATTTGGGAGTTTAAAGGTTGGATCTACCCTACTATCACGTAACAGTACTACTATGGAACCTACTTCTGTAAAATCTTCTATTAATGAGCTGTATATCTTTTTTATATAGTCTTTGTGGTGTTTTATATTTTCATATTTAAGATAGTACCCAGGTAATTCTATTTTCTTGTTTTTTCCTTCTTCAACAACCCCGTTAATTGTTTTTTGTTGCATTCCTCCATCACATACAGATAAAACAGGTTGATGTACTTCTATCCCCTTTGTGCTTTGAAATGGAAATAGTTGTAGTTGCTCTCCTCTACGTATATAGGACGATGTAGGTATCTTTAGTGAGTATCCTAATTCTTTTGCAAGTATGCTCCCAACTGCATAAGTAAATAACTTATTTCCTAGGTTTCTACCTGCTGAGATAAAGTCTTCTGTTATCTCTACCATTTCTATTTAAGTAACTTATTAAACTTATTCATTATAGCTTCTGGGTTGAATTGTTGATAGGGTTCAGCATAATCTATATCTTTTCTATATTTTGAAAAATTTAAAAATATATCTAATAAATCTTTCTTTCCTTTATAATAAATCCCTGTATCTCCTAGTACTTCTATGTGATTACGTTCTCCCGAAAGTTCATAGGTTACTATCGGCTTGTTAGCAAGAGCAAATTCAGCAACTGCTAAACCAAATGTTTCTCCACCTGATCTTGCATGTATCATTGCATCACAGGTGTGTACGAAATTAGACTTTTCCTGTAGGTCGTAAGTTCCGGGTAAAAAAATTACCTGTGGGTGATCTACAAATTTATCAATATTCATGAAGGTAAATTTTATATCATTCCGTAAAGAAATTGCTGAAATAATTGCTTCTTTAGTTGACTGTATATTAAATTCTGTACTTCCCCCATAATAGCCAAAAACTATATCTGTATTTTTTATACCTAACTGGGGACGTAATGTCTCAGTGGGTTGAGGGAGAGGTTCACATATATGAGGGAGTGAATATTCAGCAGGATCGTATCCTTGGTCTCTAGCTAACCAATCTGATACATACATATATTTGTAACCATGAGGTTCATTATGTCTAAAAACAGCATGAATTATAGTAGGTATAGATGTTTTAGGTAAACAGTACCCATCATTATTTCCTCCCTTTATTATATAGAGATAATCGAAGTTATTATCTAATAAATATCTTTCATAAGACCACCAATCCATAAGTTGTACTTCAAATCTTTTTTTAAATTTGGGCAATGCATCTAAATTAGCATTTGGGTTACTAAAAATAACACTTTTATTTCCAAGAATATCCTCGTTATATTTTGCATAATCAAACAAAGCCACCTCAGTACCTCTTAAACATAATTGATTTGAGTGGAATGCTATTTTTTTCATATTTTAAAGTTTATTACCATTAAATTCTAACCCTAAAAGAAGTTGTTGATCTGTATAGCTAAACTCAAAAGAATTTTTATACCCTGCGTAAAAAGCTGCTACTCCTATTTCAAATCCATCTCCCCAACTTCTTGCCTCTTCTACTAATTGTAGTTGGTAATTTAATTCTCTCCATTTTTTGTAAAACTTAGTTAGTTTGTTTTTATCATACTTAAAACCAAAAAAGTGTTCACTTGGTAGTTTAGATTCATATAAACTTTTATCTTCCCATTCATTAGCTTTATAACTTGAAATTTTATGTTTAAATAAACAATTTCCAGTAGAGTTTAACTGTGTTAGTTCATTTTTAAGTATACAATTTAGTCTACATGCTATAAAATCATGACCATTAAATGAAGCTTTAAGTTTATTATCACCTTCTTTAGACCAAAAATTATTTTTTATATCACAATCTAAATATAATATTATATCATATCCTTCTGGTATATTTTCAAAAGCGTGGAATTTTAAATTATAATTAAATTCCACCCCACTGTATAGAATTTTAGCTTTTTTTTCTATATTTTGTCTTATTGTTACTCTTTTAGGATAATTGGGAAAATATTCTACATTATCTGTAGATACCAATATATCATAAGGGGTGTTGTCTAAAAGCTCCTGGATAAGCATTGTACAGCTTTTACTATACTTTTCTCCAATACTTAAAAGTGTAAATAAAATTTTCATATTATAAACTTTCTTGTTATTTTTTAAATAATAGTACTCCCATATTATCATTCCCAACACTAGTAAAAACTCCTTTCCCAAAAAGATTAAACCCCCATTCTGGGTATTTATTTAGGAAAGCTTCTCGTAACTCAGGAGTATGGTACTCTAAAGCAAATTCATTTATATTTCTAAAATCTTCTTCTGTTAGACCTAAAAGACTATATTCGTAACCTTCAATATCGCACTTTACAGCATTTACAGAATATTTTTTTATAAGTTCAGATACAGTAGATGGACTTGTTATAGATAGATGTAAGAATGTAAATTTTTCTGGTGGAGTAGCAGTCTCTTTGAAGTATTCCACCTCTTTGGGATCTGAATCTACTCCTATCACATGTTTTGCGGTTTTACTAAAAAATATTGGGCTTAACTCATCATGATTCTGCACATCCCATCTCCCGCATCCTAAATCTAAAACTACTTTATCTTCGGTATCAAAGTAAGGCCAATGAACTGATGAATTTTCTGATGTTATTGAAAAATATTCCATATTTGTTTTTATTTGTATTTATTTGTATTTAATATATGAACCCCAATTTAGATATTCCATCCTTTTTTTTATTTTCTTCTATACTTGGAAGAGTAAATAAAATTTTCATACTATAAGTTTCCTTCTATTCGTTCACACCAATCTTTAGATACTGAATGAGGCCACACAACCCATTTATAAGGTTTTTTACCTGTATATGTTCTCCATAATCTTATCCAATCATTATCCTTTTTAGATAATTCTAATAAATTTTTAATTTCATTAACATCCGCATCTTGTCTATAAATTTCATTTCCATCTTCATCTTCAAAAATTACAGCCCAAAAATCATAATCAGTTTCAGGGAAATTTGGAGCATGTAAATCTACACAATGTTTAAAAATATTATGGAATGAGTTGTCATAATCTCCTACTTCTGGGTTTGGAGGAAATTTATTATCTAAAGTATGTTGTTGGACCCCTCTATCTGTAAATCTTATACCCGCGTATTTTTCATAATCTTGGCGAGTTCTTTGGGTTCCTAACCCATAATGTTCAAAATCCATTTCACATTCACATTTACCCTCCATCTCTAATAAAGTACGATTACGTAAGTGTGACTTATTATTTTTATTTACCCAATCAGAATCATCATCCCATTGTTTAGTTCTACCTTTTCTAGTATACTCATGCCAAACTATAACTTTATGTGGGTGAAATAAATCATAACCATGAGTGTAAGCACGAACTGCTATAGAAATTTCTTCACCATGAAAATATAAATTAGGATCATGTTGAACTTCTTTAGCAAATTGACCTAAAGTAAAGCAAAAATGTGCTGAGTAAAATCTTGCAGGAACAGGTTCAGTTATGTTTTCCCATCCTGGAATTGTTGCAGGTAAGAAAAATACAGCCCCTTCAGGAATAAATCTATCAAAAGTCATCCACCAAGGTTCCATAATACGAGCTTCAGGATCATTATCTGGGTCAAATGATGAAGCATATGAAGTCAATAATGGTTTTTTATGGCCCTTCTTTTGAAGTTGTTTAACCATTGAGATTAATTCTACATCCCAATTCTTAACAAAACGATGGTGGGAATCTAACTGTAAAGTATATTTTTCACCATTATATTGTTGTTGTAAAGCATGCCTTGCCCAACAAGCTCCCTTGGATTCTTTATAAGGAATATCTATAATTTTAAAACGAGGATCATCTTTAAATTCATCTAAATTATCCCATTTATCTTTATCAGAATGTTGCCAAGCAATACTAAAAACTAAATTTTTAGGGTATTTAGCATTTTTTAAACAATCTTTTATTGTTGGAACTAATTGTGGATCTCTATAACTTGCAATTTGTATAAAAATTGTATTTTTACTTCTCGCCATACGGGAACATTTTATTTAATTTGTCTTTTCGACGTTTACAACCACAATCTCTTTTAGTTTTTCGGGCTACGGTATCAACTACTTTTTTAATCCCTGTTGCTGTGGTTACTTTTTCAATAGTGTCCCCTAATCCTTTTGATTTACTCATAATTTTAATTTTTATCCATCACAACTAATACAATCTGCCATTCGGGAACCAAGATCACCTTTAATTACGGAATCTGTTCTTAGGTAATATAATGTTTTTATTCCTAATTTCCAAGCTTCTAAGTGAACTTGGTTAATCCATTTTGGAGAATCATTAGGATCAAAACTTAAATTTAAAGATTGGGTTTGATCAATATATTGTTGTCTAATAGCTGATTGGCGTACAAGTTCTAATTGGTTTATTTCAGGGAATGTTAAAAATAACTCTTTTTCATCAGGAGTTAATACATTATCTGGTAAATTCATTACAGAACCACCATCAGCTAACATTTGATCCCACCATTGGTCTTTATCTTCTCCTTTTTCATCTAATAATGTTTGAAGTACTTTATTTTTTCTAATAAAAGTGCCTTTAGCACCATTAAAAGTATAAATATTTGCTGGTAAAGGTTCAATGCCTGCACTAATTCCCCCTGTAATAACTGAGTTGGATACAGTAGGGGCAACAGCCATTAAGTGGGTATTTCTCATACCTGTTCCTTTACACCATAAGGGTTCACCATACTCAACAGCTAAATCACGGGATGCTTTTTCGGCTTTACCTCTAATATCTGAGAATATATTATGAGTATGAGCAGTTGAAGCAATAGAATTAAATGGTAATCCTTTTTGTTGTAAGAATGTATGCCATCCCATTACTCCTAAACCTAAAGCTCTACCTTTTCTAGCATGAGCATTAGTTCTTTTTAATGATTCTCTGCCAGAAGATTTATCAATAAATTCTTGCATTACACCATCTAAAAACCAAGTAGCTAATTCTACAGTATCTGTATCTTTCCATTCATCATACTTAGCTAGATTTAAAGAAGATAAACAACAGATAAAACTATGTTCTTCATCTGTAAATAATGTAATTTCAGAACAAATATTAGTCATTGTTACATCCAAATTATTTAGACGGTAAGCAATAGGGTTATCTTTGTTTACATTATCTTTATACATGATGTAAGGTTCACCTGTTTCCATTCTAGCTTTTAAAATGGTAGCCCAAGTATTCATAGCATCAGGATCTCTAGTTTCTAATTTACGCATAAAAACATCATCTACAACTACACACTGATGTAAATTTAAACATTGTCTATTTGGGTCACCTTTTGGTCTACGAATTTGTAGAAACTCATCTATATCTGGGTGGTTAATATCTAGATTAACAGATGCAGCACCTCGTCTTACATTTCCTTGGTTTGTAGCAATAATTGCAGAATCATAAATTTTACACCATGGAACTACACCTTCACTTTTACCATTTCCTGTAATTGAGGTTCCACGTGGTCTAATGCGAGATACACTAATACCAACACCACCACCGGATGCTGTTAATTTCATTAGTTCTGCGTTGGTTAAGCCAATTCCACGTATAGAATCTGGTGTGTCAATACCAAAACATGAAATAGGTAAACCACGATCAGTTCCCATATTTGATAGTACTGGGGATGCTAAACCTAACCAACCATTCCACATAATTTTAAAGAATTTATTAGCCAATTCAGGTTTTTTAAGCCTATTAGCAGAGGCATTAGCAACCCTTTTATATGCTGTTTTTACTGTTTCTCCAGGTAACAAGTATCCTTTAGATACTGTGGCTAAAGAAATTTCATCCATAAATTCAGGGTAATCTTTACCTTTTACCCAATTTGTATAATCTACTTGTAGTGCGTTGTTTTCCATTTATAGTATTTTATTACTTTTTTTCCTATTTTCTGATATTGTTAATGGTTGAGAGTTAGACCAATGTATAGTTCCTCCTTTACTTAGTTGACTAAAATAAATCATTTGCATCCCAGTTTTGGGCTCCTTTGGAATAATTAGTTACCCTTGTACTGAAGAAATCGGTGTGTTGTTTACCCCCTGAAAGGTTATCAAACCATTTCATGCGTTGGATTGCTTTATCATCTATACCATTTACTATGGGGTCATAACCTAGATCTCCCATTTTAGTATTAGTTCGATATTTAATAAAAGATATTAAGTCATACTTAGAACAACCTTCTAAGTCTCCCATTTCAAATACTTTATCTATAAAGTCTAATTCAAGTTTTAAAGATAACAAAGCAGCTTCTTCGATTTGAGATTTTAATTCAGGAGTATTTAATTCTGGGTGTTCTTCCATTAATGTTCTAAATAACCAACATCCCGCATCTGAATGTAGTGACTCATCTCTAATGCTCCATTCCACAATACTTCCTACTCCTTTAAGTAAATTCCTAAGTTTAAAAGATAATAAAACGGCAAATGAAGAAAACAAATTTACACCTTCTGTAAAAGCTGAAAATATAGCTAGTGATTTAGCTCTTTCATGCCAATCAGGAGTACCATCATGACTATCTCTTACGTCCATAAGAGTTTCAATTTTAGCCATTGTTGCTTCATCTTCTAAAAATTCACTAAAATTATCTAATCCTAATTCTTCATTTAATAAAGAATAAGCTTCGGCGTGAATTGTTTCAAAAGCCCCAAATGTAACAGCCATTTTAATTACTTCAGGTTTTCTAAACCAAGAAGTTACTAATGTTGACCAATAGTCATTTACTACAGTTTCTGTTTGAGCAAACCCTTTAAGAATTGATCCAATTATATTTTTTTCTGTTTCATTAAGGTTTTGTTTCCAGTCATTAACATCAGACATCATTGGCACTTCAGTATGTAGCCAATGTGCTTGTTGTTGTTTCATCCAGTAGTCATGTGCTTCAGGGTACTCGAATGGTTTATAAACGATACGTTCCTGTAATAGAGATTTCTTTGCCATTTTTAAATTTAATTGGTTAATTTATTTTTCTAATTCGAAAAACTTTTTAGCTAATAACTGTTTATCAAAAGGATCAACATCAGTATCAAACTTATTAGAACGAGTACTTGGAACCATAGTTTCAGATTCATCTCCTTCAAAGTATTCACTTTTTACTACAAAGTGGCCTGTTGAAGTGTCTGCTTCTACACCAAATGTTATACCATCCATTCCATATCTGTTTTTCATTAAGTGAAATCTACCTGTGTTATTGACTTTATCTTCTTTTTTACGTGAAAGAGACATACAGAAATCAGTTATCATAATTTTATCATATGATCCTGCTGCTTTATCTCCCTGAATAACTTTATCCTGGGCACCTGCACGATTTACTTGTGATACAGACCAAATTGGTATATCTAATTGTCTGGCAAGTCCTTTGGTGCTTGTATAAATATCATCAATTTCATCCTTACGCTCACGATTTTTCTTTCTTGATGAAAGAAGATCCACATAATCAATAATTACAAGGTCAGGTTTTACTCCCATACTTGTAGCTTTTGCAATATGTGACTCAATTGTTGAGATTGTTGCTTTACCTGTTGGATATTCTTTAATAATTAACTTACCTGGTAGTTGAGGTATGATTTCTTCAATTTTATCTCTATGTGAATCTACTTTATTAACTGGAATTTTTGTAAAGAAAGCGTCATATCTTTTCCCAACATAATCCTCTCCTAATTCTAAAGTATAATGAAGTACATTATACCCTAATCTAACAGCATGACCTCCTAAAGCAACTAATGACCAAGATTTACCGCCTCCTGGATTGCCAAATATAAGACCAAAATCTCCATTTCCCAGTCCGCCTTGTAATAAATTATTGATTTTATCCCAGGGAGTTGGAACAGTTTCTCTTGAATTTTCTCTATACCTTGATTCAATGTCTTTAATATATTCATGTCCTAAATTTTTATCTTGTCCTGCTTTTAAAGCATTATCTACAATAAAACGAATACCATCAAAATCTCCTGCTTTTAATAAGTCTACAGACGACATTAAAGCTTTCTTTAATTGTTGGTTTTTACAAAAATTTGTAAATTCTTCTTGTACATATTCTAAATCATTATCAGATGTTACATACGCTTCCTTAAGTTGTTCCTTAATGGAAATTTGCAGTACTTCGTTATCTACTTTTTGCAATTCAACTTTAAGTATGTCTAATGAAGGGACTGTATGATATTTATCAAAATACTTGAGTATTTCTTTTATAGTCCATTTAATAGCAGGATTCTCAAAATATTCATCTGACATAATATCATGAATATTGACTAAAAACTCTTTATGAGTTAATAAAGATGATAAAACCTTTATTTGAAAATCGTGTCCGTATTGATTTATACTATTTAATGTCAATCTTTATAACCTTTAAATTGTGAAAATATATCTTTTAACCATGTTTCTAAATTCCTAATCATCCCACCCATTTTGTCTTCATTATAAAATTGAACAAACATTTCAGGATTAAAATCTGGGAAATCTTCTACTATTAAATTATCTATATGCTCCTTTCCCCTATCATCAATCATTGGAACACTTAAATCCATAACTTTATAATTAGTTTCAATTCGAGCTTGTTCCTGAACTATGCGTGAATATACAACATGATCTTTAAATTTCCTAGCTGATATATCGAAAATATCATCTAAGGTTAAATCATGGGTTTTTAATTCAGGGAATTTTTTAAATATACCTTTAGCACCTAATCCTTTAATACCTTGAATATTATCTGAATTATCACCTAATAATGTTTTATGTAAAATAAAATTAGAAGGTTTTAAACCAAATTTTTCTTCTACTACCTTTGGAGTATAATATTCTTTTTCCATTGGCCTATAAACAATAATTTTATCAGTTACTAACTGTAGGAAATCTTTATCTGAAGATACTATAAAACACGTTGAATTGTGTTTCTTTACTAATTTTTCAGCTAATACTGCTATAATATCATCTGCTTCTACTTTATCAAGTATTGTGGTTTTAACAGGTAATAATTTTAGATATTGTATTATACGAACTATTTGATCAATTTTTGAATCATGTTCTTCTTCAATATTATCAAATGCTTCCCAATTTGTAACCCTTTGTAAATTTCTTGTCCCTTTGTATTCGGAGAGCAAGTTCTTTCGGTTGGTTGTAGAACCTGCTCCATCGAATACTACATAAACAGAGGTTGGATTTGTTTGTCTAATCATGGCACCTAAAGAACGGAAGAACCCACCCAATCCACCGATGTGAACTCCATCAGGATTAACCATATTCATCATGGCAAAGTTTCTAAAAAATAGATTTAAACCATCTAAAATTAGTACTCTATCATGTTTCTTTTGTACAGTCTCTTCCTGATCCTCCTGGACGCTGTCCAGTAGACTAAATAATTCTTTATGCTTCATGTTTTACTTTCTATAAGTCCTCTACATCGTAAAGAACAGGTGTTGTATCTTCTTGGTCTTCTACAATTTTAAATTGTCCTCCTCCTAGAATTTTAGACCATTCATCAGCATGAGCTTTTTTATACTCATTTTTATCCTTGTCAGTATCTTGGATAAAACCGTGGTTTGTCATAACAATTTTACCTCTTGACTGCATACCATTAACATGGTTTTTGTCAATTTGTAAATTTGTTCTTTTACCCCATTCTACTTGCATACCACCTTTAATAGCCTTAATCTTAGATGTACCCGCATTTGAAATATTACCAAATGTAACTACAAATGTAGCATCATACCACATGGCCATTCCACCTTTGTTCATCATCTTTGGTTGACCCATAGGTGATTCTGCTTTTGCTGTCCAAACTTTATTAACTGCAATTAATGTATTGGTGTATGGGGATGATTCTTTACGAGACATTACAATACTTTGATTAACTGTATTACCAAATTGTGTTGACATTGCTCCTGCATTCCACTCATTGTTATTTTTCAGTTTTTCAACTGACATTGCACAGGGAATAGATCCAATTGAATCCCAGAAAAATGCTAAATCATATGGTAAATTGCCTTTTTTCTGTTCATTCTGTAGATCCATTATAAATGCTGCTACGTCTTCAATAGTATGTAGTGTTTCTCTATCAACATAAATGAAATTACCTTCATAGTCAACAACATTACCTTCATCATCCTTAATTAGGTTAACTTGTAATCCCATTTGAGCGGCATGCTCCCAGTTCCATTTCATCTCAGTAATAATAAATACAGGAAGAATTCCCATATTTTGGGCAGATACTGCTGCTTCAAGTAATGCTGTGGTTTTGCCGGTATCAGAATGTCCTCTAAGTAATGAAATGTGCCCCATCGGTATTCCAGGAACCCCAGCTACTTTTTGGAAAGCAGGTGATAAGGGTATCCATTGTTGTTCCTTAAATTTGACGTTTTTATTTAAACCTTTAGATGATTTAAACTTATTAAGATCAAATTTGCTCTTAATCTCGGCGGACACGGCCGCCGAGAGAGACTTTGATACTTTTTTCGCCATATTTAGAAGGGTAGATCATCGGATTTTTTCTCTTTACCATCAAATAAAGAATCAAATTCATCTACTTTACTTTGTTTAGCTTTTGTAGTATCTAAACTAAAATTGTTATTTGAAGTTGATGGTGAGGGTGCTACTGGGGCAGCTACTACTTCTTCTGAATCTTCTTCAGGTGATAACCATTTTTCAAGAGCAGATTTCATTTCATCAAATGAATAACGTTTAAATAAACCATCTGTTGGGTTTGGTTGCTCACTTGTCCACTTTTCTACTAATGAAGCATCTTCACTAAGTGGGGTTGTTTTTAATCTAACACGTACTGATGATTTATTATAAGGAGTTCCTGTTGATTCTGGTCCTACAGTCTCTACGGTAATATCTCTACCATTTACAATATCTGTGTAATCTCCAATTTCATCATCTACTGCAAGTGCAAGTAATTCTTCGTATACTTGTTTTCCAAATTGCCATAGCCTAACACCTTTATCTTCTTCTCCACGTACTACAACAGGAACAAAGGTACGGTTTTTAGCATCTAACTTTTTAGCAAGTACATAATTCTCTTTATTATACTCACCTTCACGTAGTTTACTAGCGAATAGGGCAATAGGGTCTTTATCACCAAAATTAAGAGGTGAAATCATAACCTTATTTGTAATACCATAATAGAACTTAAGTTCTGTAAATGGGTTAGCTGAATTGAACGCAGAAGGTACAATTCTAATTTGTTGTTTACCTACTGTAGGTCTCCAGAAAATAGTTGTGTAATCGGTCTTTTGACCACCCTGGGGTTTTGATTGGAGGGTATCCAATTTCTGTTTAAGCATTGATAAATCCATAAATGTAACTTATTTTTAATTATAACTGTTTATATGTAACTCTAATATACGAACCTAAATTTGGGGAGCCAAACTATAGGTCAATTATTTTGTAAATTTTTGTATTTAGTTGGTTTAGCTCATTATGTTGAGTAAGTAAAATACAATTTCTATAATGTTGCCAGTCAACTCTATATCTGGTATCTACAACACCACCATTTAATTTTTTAATTAACTCATTTAGAGCATTAATAGTATATAAGGTATTAGATTCCTTTTTACGGTGTACTAAAATAGTATTTTCTGGGATAGAATTTACATTAGCCTGTTCAACGTTATAAGTAATAACATATTCATCTTTACCAGCTATCTCTAAAACAAATAGTTTATTGTAAATAATGCTATACTTAGCTTTAATATCTTCTATAAGTATGTCTAGACCTTCTAAATTTGTGAAGGTACAAAATAATTTATTATTCAAATCACTTAAATTTTGAATGTTATCTATAACATCATATTCTGCGTTATACATATTAAGTGGTTTCTCCAAAGTTGTAATCATAACCTTCTATTTCTTTTATATTTAATTTATATTTTTTGAAGACTTCTCTAATCTCCTCTAAAACTTTTACTTCATTTTCATCAAAATCAAACAAAAACGAATCATATGTATAAAGCACTAGCTTTGTTTTACATCCCCGTAATATACGAAATATATCCCACAAAACCAACACATTCATGGATGTTTCTAAATTTTGTAACACATAATTAAATAGCTTTTGCGGGTTCATCTCCCCCAAACTCTCCTTCGTATATACAAAACCCGAAACCGGGCATTCTATAAACCCTTGACTATTAAATAATTGCCAGCACCCACTTACGTATTCTTCTATTTTCCGAAAGAATTCAAGGTGTTTGTAATTTTTGAAAACCCCTCCATAAAGCTGTTTGAAAGTAAGCTCTTTCGCTTTTTTATAATCCACGTTATATAGGGAAGCAAAATGAGCGTGAATATCATTAGTGGCAAAGCTATAATCAATGAGACGAGCAGCCAAACTAGGGTGGTAAGCAGAAATATCAATCTCCACAAGTTTGCTATTACGAGGAATAAAACTAGTCCTACATCCGTTTTCTTTATTAAGTGCGGCATAATTTACATTTTTAAATTTATTTGATGGTCTTGTTGTTGTTGTTTTTAAGTTGAACTGAGTGTAGACGTATTCACTATCAACGGGATGGAAATATCCTTCGAATGTTGGTTTGTGTACTCGTAATCCACTTCTTTCGATAGCGTTGAATACCACTGAGGTTTTATTGTTAAAAAATCCATCATATTTTGTTTTTTCTATGTTAATATTCGCTTTTAGATCTCCAAAAATCGTTTCACACAATTCATAGTGTTTGACAATCGGTATAATTTTGTTTAACTCCGGATTATCTTTGTGTTCACGATAATATAAATCATGTGTTTGTGTTGTAGGTCGTATATATGTAGTAGGTGGTGGTGTTATGTCATAAAGCTCTTTTAGGCAAAAATAATGTAATACTTCCTTTTTATCACGACAATATAACTTATCAAACTTATTTAAAACCGCGTTTATATGCGTATTTACACCATTCAAAGTTTCACTATGGTCAACGCATAACATAAATCCTTTACTCGCAAGTAATGGCCTAATATACACTAAACTAACATGATTTTGTACGGGGTGAATTGTGTCATTATAAGGTATTACCTCAATGAAAGCCTCTTTATAACCACTATTTATTAAAACATTTAACTGCTCCTCGTTTTCTACAAGCCAGTACATATAACCTTATTTTACCCTAATATATGGAAAATTTATTTAATCTCCAACAATTTTATAATATTTATCAAATTTATCTTTAAAAAATTGAGAGAATCCAGGTAAAGGAATATTTTGTTCTAGTAATTTTACAGTATTTTTATTTGTATTATATACTTCGCTTTTAGTTCCTTTTAATCTCCAAGATAAAACTATGGGTAAGTATAATTGAAATTGAATTTTTGGATTTTTAGTATTTAGTAATTTAAATTCTTTTTGAGAAATTTCAAAATATACACTTTGAGTTCTTTTTTTAGTAAAATACCTTTGGAATTCTCCTAATTCATAATCCTTTTGAGTAGGTAGGGTTGTAAATTTTTTAGGAATATTTCCCGGAGGACCTTGTTTGGAATATTTATTTAATACTTGCCAACTGGTAGAGTTTGATTCTAGAACATCAGTTTCATTTTCTCCTTTGGGAGAGTTTGGTGTTGATGAATATTGTGGGGGTAGAGGTATAATCTCTAAGGTGGGTTTTTCTGTAGGTGTTTTTCCTGTATAATATCTACCATCTGAACTAGCCCAATAATTCCCAGTATAGGGAAGTGAGTTTGAAAATTGAATAAATTCCCCACCTGAAGTATAAAGGTTTGTTGTGATTTGAGATTTAGGATAATATTTCATTTAATTAAAATTTAAATATACTAGCAGGATTAAAGGGGAGTGGTGTTTGTGCATTAGGGAAAATTGTAGGATTATAGGCCTTATTTAATTCTAAAACAGGGTTTTTGTGACCTTTAAATTTACTATTATTTCTACTATAGGATCCTTTTCTTACTTCATAATGTAAATGAAAAGATCCGGGACTGCCATCATCCCCAACTGTTCCAATAATAGTACCAGGTTTAACGTAAGTATCAACAAGTTCTTCTCTATAAGATCCCATATGTCCATAAATGTGAATTATAGTTTCAAAAGTAGATTGATCAGGTGTATTAATAGTACGTTTTTCTTCAATGTAAACAAAATTATTTCCAAAACCTTTTGGGTTTGGGGGTGGTTTTCTTAAGGTACCTTCTGTTACAGCATAAACTTTTAATCCTTCTTTAGCTGCTATATCAACTCCATAATGATCACTTATTACCCCATCAATATTCCTATTAGCCTGAGGTATAGAAGATAAAAACATCCCTTTATCTTTTTCTATAGGGGCAAATATAGGGATTTGACCCTGAGGGTCTAAAATATCATCCATGTTAAGAAAAGGAGTTCCTAAAGGAAGAAAATTTGGATCTCCAACCCCATCTCCAGTTTGGTCAATTTTAGTATTTAGTTCGGGGACAGGATCTTTTTTAGGATCTACATTTTTAGAACTAGGTTTGGTTAAAGTTCTAATTTTTGTAGTCCATTCATTATCTACTAAAAAGTGATCTACTCCCGTTACTATTAATTCTATATTATCAGGGTAACCTGAGGGTAAATGAGAAGAATTAAATACTAATTGATTATAAATTTTTATACCAGAAATACCATCTAAAGTTAATTCTACATTCATAGGGATAAAACCTATTAAAGAATCAGTAGCAGGATTACCTTCTCCTGATAGTATTTTTAGTAAATTTAAAAATAAATTTTTCCCTTGTTGGTAATTAGCTAAAGAAGGATCAAAATATATTAGGGATTTTCTTCCAGGGTCATTAGCCCTAACTGAGGCTTCATCAAGATCAAAACCAGATTGTAATAGTATTTTCCATCTTTCTTTTAATCCTGTAACTTGCCCTTGGGATGCAAATGTATTATAATACCATTGAGAATAAGTACTAAAAATTGATTCTTTAACTTTTTTAATACCATCTGTAAAATCCCCAGGAGAAGGTCTAAATCCTTGTCCAAAACTTATATTTGAAACCCCTTTATTGTTCGCCAATGTATCAGGAAGAGGACCTACAAGATTAGAAACTGCAGATCCAATGGGATCGTAAGATGAGGATTTATTTTTTTTAGTTTTTACACCACAGTCTAGAGTAAATTCTGGGTTTTTTGGGAGGGAATATTCTTTAAATCTGTCTATTAATCCTCTATTTAAATTAGTAAAAAATTTAGCATAAGAACTTATATCACTTGATCCAGCAGTTGCTCCAATTGACATTGAATTAGCTAAGTTTTTTGAAATGGTTGTATTAAATTTAAAATCTTTTACAAAATTACTTTGGTTTTTATTAGTAGTATTTACACCATATATTTCTAATGGAATAGAATTTTTAGTAATTCTAGTTGCATCTTCTCCAGTTTTTACATCTAAATTAAAATCACGAATTACTACTATATTATCATCTTGTAATGTGGGCTTTAATTGGGTTACATTAGCTAAACTTATATTAATGTCCTTACAAATAGAATCTAATAAATTAAATAATAATAATTCACCTTGACCATTTATTTTATTTTGAATTTGTTTTTCTAAATAATTTACATTTAAATATATGTTCATTATTCTTCCTACAAGTAAGTTTGAAATTTGAAAGTTTTCTTCTATAAATTCTATTTCCTCTAAAGGCCCATATGTTTGTTGGTTTTGGGTAATTACATTACGAAGAAAAGGATCATTTTTTTCTTCTTCATAAAGGGTAGGATTAAAAAGTTTAAAAGTATTTGTAAATTCAGAGAGATCAATATTGTTATTAATAACACAAACTTGAGGGTTAAAAGAAACTAACTTGGGGATAGATTTACAGTAGTTTTTTTTACTAGTATTAATAGTTAATTGAGGAGCAAAACTAGATTTATTTCCTATGTACCCAATAAGATCATTAACTAAGTTTAAAAAATAAGAAAAAGTTATAAAAGTATCATCATATTTTATTTCTTTTGGGGTTGGTGGTGTGTAAAAGGGATCCAGGGTTGCTAGTTGAGGTGGGTCTAAATTTAGGGTATCAGCTCTAACTACTACAAAATCCTTATTAGTGTTTGATTTTAAAAAAGATTGTTGGTTTTTATAATCAGGATTTGGGTTACCTTCTTTATCAAAAGGTTGAGGAATATCTAATTCATTTAAAAGGTTGTTTTTTAAACAAAAAATTTTGTTTAAAATTGAATTATTATTTAATAATTTATTGTTAACATCCCTTTCCGAACCTAGTGGAAGAAGGAACTCATCATTTAAAGTATTTAAATTAAAGGATTCTACTACATCGCCCATAGAAATTAAGGTTAATGTAATACTATAACTTCCATCAGTTTCAAATGAAAAATCAAAGTTAGTTATTTTACCAAAAAATCCATCATAATTTCCATTATGTTGTTCTCTTTTAGTTTCTATCTGATTAAACATTTCTAAATGGGAAGTTCCTTTTTGACCAAACCACCCTGTTTGATTATCATCAATTATAGTAGGACCCATTTTTGTAAGGTTTCCTTTATTATCTAAGTACATAGAATTTCCCCACTCGATTAGCATAGTAAATCCTAATCTAATATAAAGAATACTGATTAAATCAAACTGAAAGTCATTATATGCTTTAATTTGTACTTCAGCAGTTCTAATTGAACCTATATTATTATGTCCTATATTGAAAGAAGTAATACCGGGCATTGGTTGTAGACCAAATTTAGTGCCCCCAAAACCATATACAGAATTATTTATTTTTGATGAAGTGGAAGATACTCCTTTTTTAGGTATTTTAGTTTTATTATCTGTAATACCGTTAAATAAAACTCCTTCTTGAGCTAATTTTATACCTTGATAATTTTCAACATTTAACCCTAAACGTTTTAATTTAGCATTTGCTTCATTTTGGAAATCAACCATTTCTTGATTAAATCCTATTGCATCTGGGTTTTCTTTAGCCAGATCTTCTCCCAGAGCAGATATTTGAACTGAGGAAGCCATTTTTACCCAAGCATTACGGGAATTTAAGTATACTAAATCTTTTTGGGATCTAGTACCACCAAACCCAGAACCATGTACTTTTTGTCTCTGGGTGATTTGATTATTTACATAATCTTTAAAGGGTTCCCCAACTATATCAGGAGAAGAAGTTTTGGCTTCTTTTTGTAATAAACTTGAGGTTTTTTTAGAATTTCCGTCTATTATGGGCATAACTATTCATTGTTTAAGGATTCAAAATCAACTTGAATTTCTGCTTGGTTAGAAGGAATTCTTAATTGTACTCCTACAGGAGGATAATAACTACCTAAACCATATTGAGGGTTTGCAGATGCTATCATCCACCATAGAGATGAATCTCCAAGATATTCTTGTGCTAAAATATCATATCTATCTCCTGTAGTTGTGATAACATAGATATCATCAAAAGATACAGGCACATCTGGGTATTTAGTACCTTTATAGTATCTTTTACCAGTTTGGTTTCTTAATATTATTTGGTTTGAATATCTGGCCATTTATTACAATTTAATTTATATCTGTAAGTACATTAGCTGTTGGTAAAGGGGGTGTAGGCAGGTCTACTCCTTCTTGGGTAATAGTATTTACAGTTTCAGGAATAACTTCTCCTAGTATTGGATCCACACCCGAAGTTTTGTTATACCCAGTGTCCACATTTGCAGTTCCTCTACCTAAAGAAATAAATCTTTCATTTCCAAATCTTTCTATTACACCATTTGTATCTTTATATTTATTATTTTGAAGTTTAGGAGCAAAATTATGAATTGGTTTAAATGTTAAATCAACATTAATTATGTGGGGCATTGTTTGGATAGTTTTATCAGTAAATGAAGAAACATCCCCATCAGATTCTGTATCTTCATTGGATATAGAAATTTCCCAAGGGGATTCTTGTGGGATAGTATATGTTAAATCTGTAATAACTCCAGTTACATCATGTAAATAACTTCCAACTTTTATAGTTACTAAATTACCAAAAAAGTATCCACTTTTTGTATAGTTTGGAGCCATAGAACTTTGTAAATAGTTTAATTTATGGTACATGGGCAGTAATTCACCTTTAGATTGAGCAGCTGCCGTGAATCCCATTGAAATAGTTCTATCAAACCCATTATATCGGTACATATTTTCTCCTCTACCCATATATTTTTGAGCATTCCATTCAGAATTCATACTGTCCTGAAAATTATTTATAAATGCCCTGAAATGTAAAAATTCTTTAGCAAACACCCCATCTATTTCCTCAGAAACAGGATTAATCACTGCTATTCTAAAATAAGCTAAATCATTTTTTACTTCATTAGGAGTTGCATACGCAGATTTATAAATTTGCATAGCATTAATTTTATCTGCTATTACTACCTTGCCTGCTACTTCCTTACCCTTAACAAAGTTTTTTCTATTTCCTTTTATTCCTGGATCTCCTAAATTTACTCTAGATTCAATGTTTTTTCTTGTATAATCCAAAGAATCAGAAATAACACTATCTGGTTTATTATTTAAATTTTTTCTAAAGTCGGCTTTAACCCTAGGATTCATTTCAGAAGAGGTTTGGGCTGATAATTGGTTTGGGTTATAGCTAGCTATGTTATATTTAGCAAATTCTGGTTTTTTTGCAAAGTCTAAACCTTCATCACTATAAGTAACTCTGTTTATGATAGTTTTACCTACTCCTAATACTGAACCAGGCCCACCATCGTATGAAATAAGAGTATTAGGGGTGTTGGTAATAAAATTTAATGTATTAGCATTTGAGGGTGAAGCTAATCCTTGGTCTATAAGACTTTCTAATGTATTATTGGGTTGTATGTTAAATCCTAGTTTATTTACACTATCTAATATAGATCCCCCACTGCTACCTGTATTTCTACCTATTTTTTCATTTTTTAAATTAACTAATCTATTGGTTTCTTGATTTGCAATTTTAGATAAAGCTGAAGAATAAACAGGTAATTCTGTTTTGTCACTAACGTTATTAATTAATCTTTGGATAAAATTAGGATCAGTATTTTCTCCAGTAGATTGAGTATTCCTAAAAGGATTAATACCCTGTTTTAGTAAGTGCCCACCTACTCCAGCTACACCAACTTGAGCCAACGTTGAAGTGGGCAAATAAATGCCCTGGTTTGCTCCAGTATTTACTGTCCTAACATTGCTAAGAGAAAGAAGATTTTGTTTAGCTGTAAAGGCTAAACCTTGGCCTGTACCAACTAAAAATTGACTTAATCTAGAGACATCATCTGCAGATCTTTTTAAAGTGCCTGCTCTTAAAATAAAGTCAGTATTGCCCCCAAGTAAGCCTAAATTTGGATTGTCTTCAAGGACTCCAGGTAAGGGCTCTCTTATAAACGGTTGTTTAGAAGAACCCTTAAAAGGTTTATCAGCTCCAAACTTAAGTTTTCTTAGATCACTATTTTGAGTAACCAATATTGACTTAAGAGACGGCATTAATTTATTTATTAGTTTCCTGTAACGTCTGTAGCGCGAGATGTTTGTACACCATCGGGTAAAGCTGTATCATATTCCCCATTTCTAAAAGTATTATTAATGGGTAAAGTAGAAGGATCTTTTAAGGCTGCTAATGGTTTGCCACCATTAAGTGTACCATCTAATAAAGTACCTTGTTCTTGAAATTTTTGTAAAATTGACATAGTTTAAAATTTTAAATTAATCGGTTTATTATAAATATGAACCTATATTATTTTAATATTACTAAGGAACAGAATACGCCTGAACTTTTTGCTGGTTATTAAAACTGGTAGCTGCTACTTTTAATACAGTACCTTTTTCAGCATACTTTTCAAAAGCCATTCTCATTCCCTGTACTTCTTTTTTTAGTGCATCTTGATTAGATCCTATACTTACTGAGGGGGATGATAAGGTTGTTGATGCTGTAGAAGTATTAATTACTCCACCAGCTAACCCGATTGCACCTCCAATCAAAGCACCAGGAGCTCCTCCTATTAAAGCCCCTGTTCCTGCACCTACTAAAGCACCGCTTAAAGCAGGAGAAATACTATTTATCCCTTGTATAATTTTTCCTACAAGTTCTAAAGCTCCCCCTAAAATATCTAATATAGGGGTAAAAGCAGATACTACATCAACTAAAACTGATTTTAATTTTTCAACAGATTTGGTAAATTTATCTTGTAAAGTTTGGGCTTCTAATCTATCTGCTAATTCATTTTTACCTAATGCTCTTAATTCTTTAGCTGTTTTACCTTGAACTTCTTGTTTAAATAAAATGTTAGCTAACTGATCTGATTGTAATCCTAAGGCAGATGCTAAAGCATCCTGTTGGATTACATTTAATTTTGTAAATGTTTCAAAATCTTGAGCATTTTTAGCTAATTCAGCTGCTAATGTAGATTGGTCTCCTGTTAAAGCTGCTAACCTAGCTCTTTCTAAACTAAGATTTCTACCTAAAAGTAATTCGGCTTCTAATTCGTTTCTAATAGAAGATTCAAAATCTAATAATGCTTTAGAAGCTCCTACAATATCATCTAATTC